AGAAAATTGTCTTATGATTTAAAATTAATGGGACAATGTGCAGCGCAAATAATCTACTCAAAAGACAGAAAGAAGATTGTCAAAGTAGAACACTTTCCAATTGAAACTTTAAGGGCAGAAAAGGCAAATGAAGAAGGTGATGTTCCTGCTTATTATTATTTTAAGGATTGGACAAACATAAAACCAAGTGATACACCTTTAAGAATCCCTGCATTTGGGATGTCAAAAGACAATATTGAGATTTTATATATTAAACCATACAGAGCAGGGTTTTATTATTATAGTCCTGTCGATTATCAAGGGGGTTTGCAATATTGTGAGATTGAAGAAGAGATTTCGAATTTTCATTACAATAATATAAGAAATTCATTTTCTCCAAATATGCTCATTAATATGAATAATGGGATTCCGAATCAAGAAGAAAGGCAGTTATTGGAAACTAAAATTGCATCTAAGTTTTCGGGAACATCAAACGCAGGTAAATTTATATTAAGTTTTAATAATGATAAAGAATCTGCTGCTGATGTAACACCTATACAATTAAGTGATGCACATAATGTTTATTCTTTCCTTTCAACAGAAGCAACTCAAAAGATAATGGTTGCTCATCGGATTGTTTCCCCTATGCTTTTAGGAATAAAAGACAACTCGGGTTTAGGAAATAACGCTGAAGAAATTAAGACGGCAAGTTTATTAATGGACAACACAGTTATCCGTCCGTTTCAAGAATTGTTAATTGATTCATTTGATGAAATACTAGCCTACAATGATATTTCTTTAAATCTATACTTTACAACTTTGCAACCTTTAGAATTTACAGAGGTTGACAAAGATTTACAAAACAAAGAAGAAATAGAAGAAGAGACGGGAATTGAAATGAGTTCCCAAATAGACGGCAAAACTGCATACGATACAATCGAAGAAGCAGAAGCTGAAGCTAAAAAGATAGGATGCGAAGGTTATCACGAACACGAAGTTGATGGGGTTACTTATTATATGCCTTGTGAAAGTCACGATGAAGCCTTAGATGAATTTCTTTCTTTAGGGGAAGATGAAGATGAACTTTTAGATAAGTATGATTTAATAGATGTTTCGGAAGTTGATTATGATAACGATGATGATTTAGATCAACAAGTAACTGAGTTAAATGAACCTTCTTTACTTAAAAAAATAACAAATTTAGTAAGCACAGGAAGAGCATATCCTTGGGCAAAAGATTCAGAGCAAGATGGAGGAACTAAACAAGATGAAGACTTAACTTTTTTAGTTCGTTACCAATACGCTCCTTTAAAAGTTCAAGGTGACTCTAGAAAATTTTGTGATAAAATGGTTGCTACTAAAAAAATATACAGAAAAGAAGATATAATTGCTTTAACGAATAAGCCTGTTAATGCAGGGTTTGGAGTAAAGGGTGCAGCAACTTATTCTATTTGGTTATATAAAGGCGGTGCAAGGTGTCATCATAAGTGGTTTAGAAAGACATACATGCTCACAGAGGGCATTAAAAAGAGAACCGAAGTAACCACAAAGGAAGCAAGATCAAAAGGCTTTAGAGCGCCTGTAAATGAGCAACTAGTACCTGTTGCCCCTAACGATATGCAATACAAAGGATTCACAAAAGCCTATTGGGATAAAATGGGAGGTTTTAAAAAGAAAAAGAAAAAATAATGGCAACAGTTTTATTCATAAATCGCACCGATCTAGTTCGCAATTCTATTCTTGATGGAAATGTTGACACAGATAAGTTCATTCAGTTTATCAAGATTAGCCAACAGATAAATATTCAGAATTATTTAGGTACAAAACTTTACGATAAGTTTACTTTAATAATAGGAAACGGAGACATAGACACTGCTCCCTATGCTGATTATAAATATTTACTTGGAGAATTTATTCAACCTGCTTTAATTTGGTTTGCCCAAGTGGATTATCTTCCCTTCGCTGCTTATCAAGTAAAGAACGGAGGGGTATTTAAACACACCTCAGAGAACGCTGAGACGGTTAATAAAACAGAAGTAGACTATCTAGTAGAAAAAGCAAGAACACACGCTGAGTGGTACGCTAGAAGGTTTATAGATTATATGTGTTTCAACGAGAATTTATTTCCCGAATACACATCAAACGTGAACGATGATATTTATCCAAGTTACGATGCAACTTTTAACGGATGGGTGCTTTGAGTTACAAACCGAAGAAAGAGAACATTAAAAAATTAAAACAGTTTTTATCAAAACTTAAAGACAATGGCAGTATTAACGAATAAATCAATTGCGTCTACCTATAAAAGTGTTCTGTCGATTGGTGCAACTACTGAAAGCGCATTAACCACAAGTATCCAACAATTAACTGATGGATTGGGGAATAGTTCTCCTTTGTCAATGAGTACAACTCAGATTCAGTTTAATAATGATGCTAATACTTTTTCGTTTCCTGCTACTAGAGGCACAAGCGGACAGATTTTAAAACTAGCAGATGCAAACGGAACTTTAAGTTGGGCAGATGATGATCTTTCAAACACATTAGATTTTTCGGGTGGCACAGGCACAGGTTCAGTTACTTTAGACACTCAAACATTAGCCTTTACAGGTACGGCAAATCAAATAGAAACAAGCGCATCAAGCCAAGCAATTACTTTATCGTTTCCAACCGCAGGGGTTACACTTCCCGATGGATCAGTAGCAACTACTCAAACGGCTAATGATGATTCCACAAAGGTTGCCACAACTGCCTATGTAGAAGCAGCCGTTGCAGCAGGGGGAGTAGGTAATGTAACAAAAACAGGAACACCAAGTACTAATGAGGTAGCAATATGGACTAATTCAAACACTATAAAAGGAGATGCATCTTTTACAATGAGTTCATCAACTTTTCAAATAAATAATTCAACTGCATCTTCTCAATCAAATTTGATAATAAGTAATAATGATACTGCCATAAATTCAATTCCTGCTAATATAATTTTTAATTCAAACACATTAACAAGTTATAAAACATTAGCACAAATTTATGCAACTAAAACAGATGCTGATATTGCTAATGCATCGGGGAAATTAAATTTTTCAACAACAGATGCAGGAGTTCCATCAGTTAAATTCATTATAAATTCAAATGGTTTATCTGAGTTTTTTGGAAATGTTAATGCTTACAATACCTCTAGTTTAAAACTATATTCTTTAGGGCAAGAAGGTTATTCTAATACTGAATTTTTAGAAATAAAAAAAAGCAGCACAAATGCAATTTTTAATGTAAATAAAGTTGGAACAGGATCAGTTAGAGGTTTAGAATTTCAAACAGGAGGCTCTCCAAAACTCACCATCTCATCGGTGGGTGCTGCTACTTTTAGTGGGACGTCAGTAGTTGGAGTTACAGTTGCAAATACTAATTATGCAATTGGTGAAGCATATAATAGTTTTGGTAATCTAAATATTTATACAACTAATGCAGAGGCTCAGAATATGGGTGGCTCATTGACACTTGGAGGTACAGGCGCAGGTGGTGTTTATAGTTATGCAGCAATATATGGTAAAAAAGAATCAGCAGGAGTTGGAAGTGCATTAGGTTATTTAGCGTTTGCAACAGATAATAATAGCAATCTAGTAGAACGTATGCGCATCTCATCGGGGGGTAATGTGGGTATTGGAGTTACACCGAGTGCGTGGGGAAGTGGCAGAACTGCAATACAAATAGGTAATACTAATAGTTATTTTATCGGTAGTCAAAATACAGTATTTGGAAACAATGCATATAATGACGGAAGTAGTTGGAGATATATTACAAGCTATCATGCAACTTTGTTTACTCAAAGTGAAGGTGGTGAATTTCAATGGTACACCGCTCCTTCGGGAACGGCGGGTAACATTATACCTTTTGTCAATGTCATGAGCATCAAATCGGGGGGTAATATTATATTTACTAGCGGATATAATAAAGGTGAGGCTTATCAATTTAGTTTTCAAGGAAGTAGTGGAAATGCGGGAGCATTTGCGGCGTTAAGGGTAGCAACTAATGGAGATAATATTATTAATTTCTTTAATGCAAGTGATGTTTTCCAAGGATCAATAAGCGTTAATTCGGGTAGTGTTAGTTATGGAAGTGTTTCAGATTACAGATTAAAAGAAAACGTAACACCTATTACGGATGCTTTATCTAGACTTAATAAATTAAAACCTATTCGATTTAATTTTATAGCAGACTCAAGTCAAATTTATGATGGTTTTATTGCTCATGAAGTACAAGAAATTATACCCGAAGCAACAAGCGGAGAAAAGGACGCTATGAGAGATGAGGAGTTTGAGTTAACTCCAAGGATAGAGGAGGTAATAGATGAGGATGGCAACGTAATAACCGAGGCAGTCGATGCAGTAATGGAGACACGTTCCGTTCCCGATTATCAAGGCATTGATCAAAGTAAGATAGTACCTTTGTTAACTGCTGCAATTCAAGAACAACAAACCATCATAGAAGATTTAAAATTAAGAATTGAAAAACTAGAAGGGTAATCATTACCTACGTTATTAAAACAAGAGTAAAATATGAAACAAATAGAACCAATAGATGTTTGGCAAAATGGAACAACCAAAACTGCTGTAAAATTACAAGCACAAGGTACAAGTGTAACCTTGGGAAATAGTGCCTCTTTTTATTGGCAGTTGCTAACTGAAGAAAATTATCAAGTAGCAAATGGAAACCTTGGAATAAGTGGTGAGCAATACGATGCTTGGGGTGCTGATGATGATTACGTTTATACTATTATCGCAGAGGATTTAAACCTAGTAATTGTTGGTGATTGGGTAGATTCGGAAGATTAATTATCTTTGAAGAAAAAAACTATGAAAATTACAGATCAAGAACTAGAAACATTACAAGAGCAAGAGAAAAAAAAGAATGCAATTGCTCACGATTTAGGTGCTTTAGAATCTAGAAAGCACAAATTACTTCACTTATTAGATGATGTAATAGAGCATCAAGAAATGACATTTGAATCAATAGAAGAAAGCTATGGCAAAATTAACATCAACCTTGAAACAGGAGAGTACGAAGAAATCAAAGAAGATAACAAAGATCAGTAAGAATATTAGTTACCGAGAGGCAACGCATTCAGATACTGCTAAAAGGTTAAATATTAAGAACGATCCAACTGAAGATCATTTAGTTAATATGATTCTTATTGCTGAGAAAGTTTTTCAGCCTTTAAGAGAATGGTGTGAACATCCGATTAAAATAAATAGTATGTATAGAAGTGAGGCTTTAAATACTGCCTTAAGGGGAAGTAAATCAAGCCAACACAGATTCGGACAAGCCTTGGACTTAGATACTTTAGGAGAAAAGTCAAACGCTGATTTGTTTAACTATATTTCTGAACACTTAAGCTACGATCAATTAATTTGGGAAGCAGGAACAGATGATGAACCCGATTGGATTCACGTTTCTTATGTGAATGAGGAAAAAAATAGAAAGCAAAGGCTGAAGATGAAACGCAAAGGTGCTAGGACTCAATATTATAACTTCTAAGCGATTTTATCTTAAAGTAATGTGATTATACTATTTACAAAAGATAATCTCTTAAAAGTATATTAAAATGCCTATACCAAAGCCTAAACCAAACGAGAAGCAAAAAGATTTTATGATGCGATGTATTCCCGAGATGATGAAAGAAGCAACAAAAGATCAAGCGATTGCAATATGTTACACGAATTTTAAAAAGAAGAAATGACGAAGTTGAATGTGGATGTAGATGGGGATAAGAAACCCGACTTTCAAGTTGATTTTAAAACCCTCATTATGGCAGTAGGTATGGTTGTCTCGTTGACTTTATCTTACGCAATGCTTAAAACAGAAATTGAGGTTGCGAAAACACTCCCTAAACCAATAGTATCACAAGATGACACTAGGGTTGTTAATCAAAAATTGGATTTTTTAATCAGAGAGTTTGAAAAGTTTGAAAGCCAAACAGACAAAAGAATTGAAGATTTAGAAAGGAACGTATATAAAAAATAGAAATTATGTTAAAAATATTTTTAAATTTAGTTGAAACAATAGTCCCTATTGGGGGTGAGTTAGTTGAAAACATAAAAGCCAAAGAAGGCGGTGTAGGAAGGTTTTTCGCACCAAGATTCATAAAGCAGATGGTAAGATTATTAGTTGCAGCAGGTGCGGTTTATGCCTTTGTTACAGGCAAAATT